CTCCTGTGCTGGTGTCACATCGTGGGGCTGTGGGTTGCTCAACGCAGGTGTTTCGTGTGCGATCATTGCATCCAGTGACGACAAACATGAGGACGACGGCAAGGGCAGCAATCACGGCGAGAGTTTTCATGGTGTATCAGGGAAGTCGGCTTCGGGGCCTGCTGTCCATGTGGCTGGAAAGTCTCGTAGTGCTTGGCGGTATGTCGCCCATGCTTCACGGTTTACGGGTGCGTCTGCGACTTGTGTCCAGTCGGATTCTTTGAGCAGATCGTTTCGAATTGCACGCATAACATATTCGTATTCAAGTTCTGCAATGTTTTTAAGGCTAATTTTCATGACGGGCCGCAGTCCTCAATCATTAAAACACACGGATTAGTACCAGACGCAAGAATTGTTGCACCGGTGTTTTCTACTTGACAACGAAGTTTCAAAGTTTGTGAACCAGCAGTCAAGTTGCTGAAATAGGTGATACCTGACAGGTTGAAGTATCCACCGCCAGCCACAATAAAACAGGTTTGATAAACAGCACCAAAAATTGTGTTTGAACTGTTGGCTAAATATGCGGCGGCCCAACCGTTAGAAGTATCTTTCAAACCTGTAACAGTCCATGTTGCTTTGTATGTTCGACTAGCCACCGCAGTAAAAGTAGTGGTCATGCCAGTTATATCGGCCTGTGTACTTGTGACTGTTACGTTCCCAGCGGTGCGATACACAGCACCCATAACGCCACGAGGGAAGCGGTTCTGCTGTGCGGCCGTCAAGACTGCGCCCGAAGTAAAATCTGTGTTTGGGTTAATAGCCATAATGTTTCTCCTTAGAAACCTAGTTTGCTTGTGTCAAGGATGCCATAGACAGCACTATCAAGACGGAAAAAGTTGTACACGGAAGCCGAAGTCAAATTTAACAACACTCGTGTGTCAGACGGGTCAGCCGAAACGGTTGCACCGTTAACAACAGCCTGATAGCGGACACCACGCAAAACCACATTGACAAAACCGCCAATGTCGCTGCCCAGTACAAGGGCTAACAACGTGAAATTGTCTTGCTCACTTAAAGTAGCGCCAACCGTATAAGGCACATCGTCAGACTGGTCTAGCGTTGACTTCACAAAACCAGCCAAATCGGCGGCTTGACTTGTCGTCTGGTCATAAGTGCTTAAAGTAAAAATGCGTGTACCTGTACCGTTGCTTTGGGAAGCCAAACCGTCAGGCTCGACGACAACTTTTGTGGCAAAGTTGTCGGCAATACCAGCAAATTGGATATTGTCAAATTTGAGTTGCGTTACAGATGGCGTAGCTGCCAAAGTGCCATCATTGAATTCGGCTATGGGTATCGCTTCGTCAAGTTCGGCTCGACCTAACCATTGAATGTTCGTGGACTCTTGACCGTAAATTATGCCCTGTTCAGTTTGAATAAGTGTCTGCAAAGTTTGCAACACATTTGCGTTAGTTAAAGTTTGTGCAGACACGAAACTAGAAGCCCTAGTTGCTAAACCAGTTGAATTAAGAGTAATACTGGCGGCAGTACACAAAGCGTCGGCGGCCTGCCACGTCGTATACCCAGCAGGCCACGAAACAGTTGTGACAGTTCTGCCAGCGTTAGCCAAACTGTTTTCAAGGGTCAACGACCAGCGGTCAAGGTTGCTAGTAAAACCGTAGTCAATTTGTAGGTCAGCAACTTTGTTAGATGACTGATAATAATCGGTTCCGGCATAAGTGGCTTTGACCATGATTGAATCGCCGACTGCCAGCGTTGGCAATGTTGACGGGTTACGACCTGACAATTCAAAGTAACTTGCTCGAAACGGGTCTTGCACGTTGGCACGATTAACAGTGAAATTTATTGACTGCAAATCGTTTAATTGGGTAAAAGTTGCGCCAACGACTTTGAATGCTGTCCATGTGATTGAAGCCATTACGCCACCGTGATTGGTAACGGGCCGTTACGGAACATATAGGTTCGTAGAGCTGCGACAACAGCGTTGGGGTCGCCACCGTTGACATTGACCGTGATTGTGTTGCCACCCATAGCGTGGTTCGGCGTGATGTTGCCAGACGACGACGGTGTGAACAACTCAGGTCCACGCTCACCAACAAGATAAGTTCCGCCACCCATGACCGGACCACCAGCTGCACGAGCACCACGGAAACGCATGGCGTTCAACTGAGGCGTGTAACCGCCAGCACCAATAATGTCAATCAGACCAATAGCACGCTCAAGGTCACCAGTATCTACAAGCACTCGGATCTGATTCTTTTGCGAATCAGTCAAAGTAATCATTTCCGCAAGGTCAAGCACCTTTAATTTGGCGTCAATCAAACTCTGTTCGTATTCACTAAGAGCACCATCAGCGCCATTAAACGCTTCAACGGCCTTATCTTGAAGTTGCTGCAACATCTCTTTAGCGTCAAGAACAGCACCCTGAAGTTTTAACTCACCTTTAAGTTTTTCAAAAGCCTGGTCAGTTGCACTGGTCGCTGCTTCAAGGTCAAGCATCTGTTGCTCAAGCTTGTAAGTATCATCTTTGGCGCCCTGCACACGGCTGGCGTAATAGCCACCATACATTTCGGCAAGGCGTTCAAACTCAAGTCGAGTGATCGCAGCCTCATTGCCCATAGCGGCCATTTCCTCAGTAGAGAAAACGTCCTCAACGACGCCACCAGCACCACGCAACGCTTCAGGTAATTTGGCTAGCAATTCAAGCAACGCAGCAACTTTAGGAATGAGACGTTCGCCAAGGTTGATAGCCATTTTCTCAAAAGAATCTTTGAGTTGGTCCATAGCGGCCCGATAGTTTTTTGCTTTCTCAACTTCTTCTTTGTCAATAATCTTTGAGTCATCAACGCTGTCAAGTGAAGCTCTTAGATCGTCAGCGCCTAACTCAATGAGTTCGGACATGTCCTGCCAGCCTTTACCAAGAAGCTGAGCGGCAACCTTGGCTTTCTCTGCAGGGTCCTTAATTGCTTTGATTCGATCAATGGTGTTAAGGAATGTTTCGTTAACGTCTAACGATCCGTCGTTTAGATATACAAGGTCTACGCCAAGGTCACGAACTTTGTCAGGATCAGCGCCGATCGTGCGATTAAGACGACCGATAGCACCTTCTAGTTTGTCAACAGGTACGCCGATGTCCCCGGCGGCTTCCATAAACTTTGAAGCATTTTCAACAGTTAAACCAGTGGCATCACTAAATTTGCCTGCGGCGATCGCTAGGTCTTGGAAGTCTCCGATTGCTTTAATAGCAAAAGTTGCAATGGCTGTTCCAGCCACAATTGCTAGGTTGCCTGCTTGCGCTTTGACACCATCAAAAGCAGCTTTAGAACCAGCCTTAAACTTGCCCATAGTTCCATCAGCTGCAGCAATGTCTGCTTTGAATTTTCCGAACTGGCGCCTAGCTTCCTGTATGCCTTTGTCTTGAAGGTCAGTAATGATTGGAATACGAATAGCCATTACAGCACCAACGCTTTCGTTAACTGGTTAATCTGAGCCATAACCTCATCAACAGATTGCTTCATCTCAGTTTCAACTTGACCAGCATTGTTCTCATACGCACGCCACATTACTCGAGGCTTATTTCCCCAACCGTTTAGAGCATCAGCAAGACGGTTCGGGTTAGTGCCAGCAAACTCCACAATTGAAGCTGCAGCGTCCTTGTTAACAATTGTTAGAACAGCATCGTTTTTCTTTGACAAAGACGTCTTGACAGAGATGCCACGCACAGCTGCACTTTGAACATAAGGAAACAAACCTCTGCCACCAGGTGCCCAAGTGCGACTAATACCAGACGGCCAGCCACCATTCTTTTTAGATGGGTCGCCATACGGATACAACTGTTTCGCCTCATCAACGACAGGTTTCAAAATCTTTTTAGCGTCCTTAAAGAACTGTTTTTGAACCTCAGGTTTAACTTTTTTCAAAGCCTTTAAGGTGGACTCAAGCCCATCAACAGATATCGACATGGTTCACCTCTCCTTCAGAATCTTTGCGACTGTCGAGAGGTCGTCTGAATCAAAGTCTATACCAGGTGGCCAGTAGCCCGTTATGACCAACAGTTGGGCTAGAGAGAAGCGGTGTGATCCGCTTTCGTAGGGTTTGAGGACGCAGTACTCACGATCTCAATCTCTACAAGCTTGTTAACAAAAGAGTCAAACTCCACTGGGATGGACTGGCCGTGTTCGGTCTGGACTTTGGCTGAGTGCCATGCCATGAACGCCATGTCCTCCATACCGAAATTGTCGGCAAGGTCTGACGTTTTCATTTTGAACTTGCGTTCCCATGCGACAAGCGTTGCGAGCGTTGTTGTGATCGTGGCAGGTCCAAAGCCGATGTCGAATCGGATCGTAAGTTTCATGTCGGGTCCTTTGTTTAGGTTTGGTTAGATCAGGCTTCAGACCAAGCGAACGTGCCACCCATGAAAGTTACTGAGCAAGTCGTAAGGGCACCAAGCGTGTATACAGGAGCCAAGGTAGGCAAGTAGCTCCCTGTCAAAGTTCCTAGGGGATTCGTTGCGCTGACAGCGGCCGACGATCCTTTAATGGTGATCGTGGTGATGACAGTGCCAACAAGCGACTTCAAAGTTGCGTAGGTTTCCGAAGCGGCAGTTGACCAGTACAGGTCAAGCGTCAAAGTGTTGTTCTGCAAACCAGCAACATAAGCGACAGCAGTTGAGCCGAAGCCATTTGCTTGCAACTCTTGGATTGTTTGCGTCAAGGTTGCGGCGGTGCACTGATCAGAGATATCAACGGCGCCAATGGAGATGACCGGATTGGATAGGTATGTGGAAGTAGCCATGACGGATCAGTCTTTCTTTGAAGTTGGTGCGTCGGGCTTGTTGGTCAATTTAGCACCCTTAGAAGGGTGAGTGTCGGAACGCTGGATGAAGCCACCTTCAAGTAGCCAGGCGATGTCGTCAGACGGGCCAGCAACAAACGCTGTTCCGATTTCGCCGACTCGAATACTTGTAATTACATATCTGTCCATTATGAATCCTGTGCTTGTAGTGGGATGAGTAATTCGTATCCGGCATAGTCAGCGCCACCAACAGAAACAACTTTTGGTGATGCACTCATAACCGCAATGTCTTTTGTGATTAGTTCAGCAGTGAGCGACAGGAGCTGGCGTAGTGCGTCAAGGTTGCCTGGGCCGTTACTGATTAAGGTCACAGGGAACGTCATTTTGACGATGTTGCCGTTGAACGACTCGACGGATGGAGCATCCACAAAAGCGCAAGGTGGAGCGATATTGCGAGGATCGTTAACAACCCTAAGCCCCGAAATAGTTTGGAGAGTAGTGACCAGATCATCTAGCGCCTCGTTCAGGAAGTCCGTGTAAGCCATTTCAGGCGACCTGTGGTCTGTTGATGCCTAACAACTGTTTGACGATGCCTGAGAGCCCTACAGTGGGCGCTGACGCCATATCTGTGAATGATGCGAACTGGTCAACCGAGCCACGCTGACGATAAAGAGCGGAACCGTACATGAGCGTTCCGAGCGTGACATCTCCACCAGGCGAAGTGGTTAACGAGTCTGTGTATCCGGACTCCTGACGTCGGCGGAAACAGAACGAGTTCGCAGCTGAAGCGACCTGCACCAAAAAGGCTGTTTCATCACCAGCGGTAGTGATGCCGAGGTATGTCGCAATTTGTGGGCCTGTGACCCAAGTACAAGTTTCGGTATAGGTCAAAGTTCCAGTAGTTGTGGAGCTTCGATCTAGATCGTCACCAGCGTCATAAAACAAGACTTGGTTAGGAATCGGTTGATTGACATCAAAAAGGAGATCGCCTTCAGAGTCAACGCCAAGAAAGTAGTAACTCG